AGGCAACTGCGCCGCCATCGTTACTGGAGATTCTCCGCCAACTGGCACCACCGCCAGCCAAGCCAGGGAAAAAAGCCCTTAGGGCAAACGCCGGAGCCGAACCGGCAGGATTTGGGATCAGCCTTACAGATGCTCAATTGACGGCCCTCAAACTCCAGCAGGAGTACGGCGCAAGGTTTCCCGGTCGCAATTGGAAAACCTACAGCGCGAGCAAGGCCGACAAGACACACCCCACCGACTGGTTGTCACCAGCGTTCAGGAGCACCGGCGCTCCCGTTTTGTCGCTTGTCTGCCCTACCGATCAGCTCCACAAACCGGAACCAGCCGACCCGCAGGCAGCCCGCAAGCGCGCCGCAGCAATTGCGAGCAACCTATGGGGCATATCGGTGGGCGCCTTGCTGGTTCGCCGTGGCCGCGTCTCAATAGGCGATGCGCTCCTGCTAGCCAGGGTGCACGGCGCCCGCTTCCAGGGTCAGCCGCAAGCCCTGACAACGGCCCAGAAAGCGCTACCCGGTTATGGCATCAGATGGGCGGCCAATGGCAGCCTAGAGCTAGACCCCGCCCATAAGTTGCAGGAAAACCCCCTAGTTTCCGCCCTTGCGGATCGCGCAGCAGCTGACATCAAGTCGGCCTCTCGCGCTGCCTGATCTCCAGCGCCTGAAACCCTGGCCCGGTAGTTAATTCTGCCGGGCTAACCCATACAGAACTCCCAGCCTACTCTCCATGGAAACCAACACCCAGTCCGTCAGAATCTATAACGACAGCATCAGCTTTTATGGTCACACGGTCAACCACTGGCAGTTACGCTCGGCCCTTGGGGATGCCGTCCTATTCACTGACAGCAACGGTCAAGACTGCGCAACCATACGCGGCGAGCGCTTCAGGGTTGAAACGTTACCCGATTAATTGAGACCCGGTAAGGGTTGCCCCTGCTAGTTAACTAGATGGGGTAACCCTGCTGGGAAGGGGCAGACGCCATACCCCCACCCCTAAATTTTTTTTACCCATTCCAACCAGCTAAATTTTTTTTACCTATTCCAACCAGCACTCTTTCACCTATTCCCAACACTCACATCAACTCTCATCTATCTCAACAGCACAATTACTTTACACCCCCCTACTCTGAAAAAAATCGATTTTCGCAACTTTTTCAAACCCACGTCTCAAAATTTTTTTAGTGTCTATTTCACACAGACACTTGCATTTATATCGAATCTGTAAAGTTTTTGGCCCGGCTGTTTTCCCCCTCGTGTCAATTTCCTCTCGCCCCCACTGGATTTCTTCTTGAGCTGAGCTATACTGCTTCTCGCCCCCGCTGCATTTGCTCGGCTTCATGAAAACCGAAAAGATTGATCCGCTGTTCAGAGTTGCGCTAATTCGCAGAACTGAAGAGCCGCAGAGGTGTGTTTACGCTGCGATGCACCAGGATTACTGTGAAGATTTTATTGCTGATCAAGAACTGCCCGAGGAGCGCAAGGCCGGGGCGATTGCAGTTAAAAGGTTGCTGAGTGGTGATAGGGGGCATTATGGTTGCACGGAGCATCCACAAATTACTTTGAATGTGGGGTGGTTTCCTCACTCTGTAATGCAGCAGGCGAGAACGCATCGGATTGGGGTTAGCTTTGACGTTCAGAGTGGGCGTTATACGGGGCAGAGGATTCTTGATGCTGCAAGTGGCAAGCGAACTGTTGAAGAAGTATTTTACCTTCGCCCCCCTCAGAGATATAGAGACCGCGACGGGGCGGATTACGAATACACAGAGGAAGATAGAAAGATTGATCTAGCTAGGTGTTATGACACTGCATGTCACTACGCCCATCAAATCAGACAGGGCAAAGCTGAAGAACAGGCCCGAGAGCTTATACCTTATGCAATCAGGCAGCACTTCGTCGTGAGCTTTACCATGAGGTCACTTATGCACTTTCTTGATCTCAGGGCTAAGCTCGACGCCCAGCAGGAGATACGCTGGCTCTGTGATCTGGTGTGGCCTCACTTTGTTGATTGGGCGCCTGAGATTGCACAGTGGTACGAAGAGAAACGCCTACACAAGGCAAAATTAGCTCCCTAGTCAATCGGCCCTCGACAACATGCCAGCAAAAGCCCGCAGCGCAAGATACGCAGACAGAGCAGCTCTGCAGTCGCTCGGGCTTTTTCATGATACGTCAATGCTCAAGGCATTAAAAAGAAAAAACAACAATGCTCTGAGCGTAGACGAGATCGAAGATCGAATTGTTGCAGATCTTCTCCCACATCAAAAAGATTTTGTTTGCAATTTCGATACAAGGTATATCCTTTACGTGGGTGGATTGGGTTCAGGAAAGTCTTATAGCAGTGTCGCCAAGGCAATACTTTTAGCTTTTAGGAGTCAGGGGCATACTCACATTTATCTTGAGCCCACCTACGTGATGTTGAACGACATCGCGATTCCTACGTGGAACTCATTTCTTCATAAATACGATATTCCTTTCACGCACCGAGTCTCTCCTCAGCCCAGTTACACCCTGCATCTACCCGAGGGGGACACCACAATCCTTCTTCGCCCCCTCATGAACGTGGAGCGTCTGGTGGGCATCAACGCCGCCTCCCTGGTCATTGACGAGGCGGATACGGTCAAGCAGGAGGTTGCCGAGGCGGCCCTGGTCAAACTGCAGGGGCGGGTTCGTGTAGGTAATTGTCCGCAGATTTGTTTTGTATCTACGCCGGAGGGGCGGAAGTTTATTTGGGGGTTTTTTGAGAAAAATAAAAGCGATGACAAGCAGCTTTACAGGGCTGATACCAGAGACAATCCCTACCTCGATGAAAATTACGTCAAAGACTTGCTGGAGAAATACCCTTCAAATCTGGTTGATGCTTACGTGAAGGGCGAGTTTGTTAATCTTGAGACGACGACTGTATTTAGCGAGTTTGAGAGAGACAAGCACTTTACAAATATCTTCTGCCCCGAAGCTGGCGAGCCAATCCTCATTGGGTGCGACTTCAACGTGGGCAAGGTGTCGAGTGTTTATGCTGTTATGCGCCCCCTGCCTTCTGGGGGCCAGGCCTTGCACATATTTGACGAGAACATTTCTAGGGACACTTTTTCGCTCGCGGAACATATCAAGCGGAAATACGCTGCTCATGTTGCAAGAAACATGGTGATGATTTACCCTGATAGCTCGGGGTCACATGCTAGCACGTCGTCCACCATGAGTGATCACGACATCTTGAGAGAGACGGGGGCGAAAGTTATAGCCGAGCGTCGAAATCCACCAATCGCAGAAACTGTGGGGCACGCAAATAATTGCTTTAATAAGGGGCAGATTTTTATCAACTGTTCCTCGTGCCACGAATCTGTAGAAATGCTAGAAAACTGGGGCTATGATAGCTCTCTGAAGCCATCAAAAGGTGGAAAATTAGACTATTCTCACTTTGGTGATGCCTTGAGGTATCTCGTTTGGCAAACAATGCCAAGGCCATCGATTGGGCTTGGGCGAGGGCAGCGTTGGAGATAGTTTGCATTTTCTTGCCCCCTTGATTTTCCTTTGCGCCCCCGACATTTTTATTCTTCCCCGCCCCCAACTGCGAAGCTTTTTCTGCTGTTAGAGTGTGAATAGTGCTGCGAAGAAACAGTGGTCATCGTCGGTAACTCTCTGATCCCAAATGCTGATGACGCCCTGGGGCTGAATCCGTTTGACCGGCGGCACCCAGAGCTGGAAGCGAATGTTGAGGGGGTTACGGGCGTTGCTGAATACTCGATCGAGCAGGCTCAGCAGCTGGAAAGGCTGTCTCCGATCAAGTTTTGCACCCTGCCCGAGTTCTTCCTGTACGAAGCGACTAGCGAATATATCCCCAAGGATCATCTTGAGGAGGTGGAATCCTACGATGTTCGCAAGACCAGGGCGCAAAGCAGCTTCGAGCCATTTTATTCGCATCTTCGCAACCTTACAATTGGTACGGCCCTTCGCAAGGGCGTCGTAATTCCCGAAAATATTGATGAGTCGTGGGGCAATTTTTTTGAAGATTGCGATCTTGAGGGGCATTCTTTAACCTCGTACACCAAAGAGCTTTTTACGGCAGCCATTGACGCGGGCGTTGCAGGTATTTGGGTCGAATATCCGAAGCTCCCTACTGACCTCAGTGCAGAAGAGGAAAAAATTCTCAGCCCTCGCCCCTACCTTGTCTTGATCAAGTGCGACCAAGTGCTTGAATGTAGACACGATATTTTCAGTGCAGAGATCTTGGGGCGGTCACTCTTTGGCTCTTTCCCCACATATTTGCGTATTAAAGGGGAAATTCGCCGAAAAAGTGCCACAAATGAGTTTTTTGAAGAAGTTTTGCCCGCTGTTTTTGTTTATGACATCGTAGAAATTGGGGAAGACAGCTTTTCTGAGGTGAATGACACACTTCGCTTCGTGCCCCCTGGGCGCAGAGTTCGCTGCAGGACGTATGTGAAGCAAAATGTGCCCGGAAATACCGATAGGTACGTTCAAGAAGGGGAGGAAAGGTATCTCTCTATTCCATTTATCCCGTTTGTACCCGTTCTTGGGGGTGAAAAAGAGGCATTTTTCCGTGCTCGCCCCCTTCTTCTTGATATTGCGCGGCTAAATCTGCATCATTGGGCGGTTTCCGCTGACCTTGCAGAGTCAATCCACCTTACAGCCTCGCCCTTTTTGACAATGACGGGCGTCCGTCCCGACGATGAGGTTAAGGCGGGGTCGGGGCGAACGCTTTCTTCGCAAAATCCTGATGCAAGGTTCGGGATGATCAGCGCAAGCATGGAGGGGGCAGAAGTTACACTTAAAAATCTTGACAGAATCGAGAAATCAATGGAGCGATTGGCCGCAGTTGCAATGACAACGGGCAAAACGCAGGCTGAATCCGGCTTTGCGAAGCTTCTTGACCGCTCTCAGAGTGATTCTCAGCTTGCAGTTCTCGTTCAGTCGCTTGAAGATGCCTTGAACAGGGCGCTTATGTATGCTGCGGCTTACAGAAACTACTCTGCGGTCAAGATTGTGATTAGCAAGAACTTCATTCCTGTTAAACTGCACTCGCAGCAGGTAATGGCTTACAGCTCTCTGTTCAAAGATGGGGTGATAACTATTGAATTGTTCATGCGTATGCTTGAGAGCGGGGAGCTTTTTGAGGGCATTCCCGGCTTCAGCGTGTCAGACATTATCGAAAAGATGGGACTGAAGGGCACTGAGACTATCAGGGAGCTGATGGGGGCTCGCGAAGGGGCTTCTGCCGATGGGCGATCTTCTCGCCCCCGCGTTGAAGTAGACAACACAACCCCAATGAGTGAGGGCGCCGACAGAGAAGTCTCGGAGCCGGGGTTTGAACCAAGCGAGGCTTGAGCTATAGTTCTTTCACCGACAACAATTCCGTATGGCTTTTGAGACTCTCGACGAGGCAAACAGTGCTTTCAAGTCGCTTGAGGAGCGGCTCAACGCTCTGGAGACCGAAAACACGAAGCTGAAGGCCACGAAGGAAGGCCTGCAGGGCGATCTCAAGAAGCGCAAGCAGGTCGCTACCTTCCTGAAAGTGGCTGGCATCGAGCTGACACCTGACATGAGCGACGAAGAGATCGCCGAGAAGGTGTTGGCACTGAAGGCCGCGACTGCCTCTGAGGAGGGCGAGGAAGGCGAGGGCAGCGGCGCTGGCGGGAGCCAGTCCCAGAATGGTCAGCAGCAGCCCCAGGGGGGGCAGCAGCAGCCCCAAGGGCAGCAGGTCTACACCAACCCCTCTGATGCCGTGGACACGGTTGTGAAGGCAGAGATGGCCTCGCTGAAGCGCCGGCTGGAGGAGCAGAACAAGCGGATTATCCAGGCCGAGCAGGAGCGCGATCGTGAGCGCGAGAGCCGCCGCGCAACCCTGCTTGAGCAGAAGGTGATGGATGAGCTGGCTCGTGTTGATTGTCGGAAGCCGGGGCATTTGTTCAAGCTCAAGAGGGAGGATTTCCGTTTGCTTGAAGACGAGGAGACGGTTGTTTATGGGCCCCAGGACGATCCGGTGTCTCTCAAGGATGCCGTGAGCAAGCTTCGCGAGGATGACGACTACTCTATCTACTTCAATGGTTCCGGGGCTACGGGCTCTGGCATGGCCCCGTCTCGCGCTCCTGCTTACACCTCTGCGAACAACCCATTTGCTGTTGGGTCGGTGAACGCAACTCTCGTTGCAGAAATGATTAACTCGGGGCAAAAGGAAAAAGCTGCACGGCTCTACCGTGAAGCTCGTGCTGCTGGCAAGCTTGATCCGACCGTGGGAAGGGCAATGAGTGGTGTGCTTGGTTGAGTGAGAAGCGAATTTCGCTACAACAGAAGGTATGGGCGCAGAACTGTTGCGAAGTGGTCTCGCGGGGGTTACAGAAGCCGCCGTGCCGCCTCTTCTTCAACACGTTCTTATGCGAGAACCAGAAGTTATTCCGCCTCTCGCTCCATGCCTTCTTCTGTTCAACCGGTCTCGTCTCCTGTTCCTCGTGAAAGCAGGCCTGTCTATCAAGCGAGAAATGAATCCTCTTCACTGATTGGGATTTTTGTTTTATTGCTCACGCTTTTTCTTCTCTTTTTGATTTCTCTCTTCTGAGTTATCTTCTTTCCCGCCCCCTCTCCCCCGGAGGGGGCTTTATTGTGTAAGCAGATGCTTTGATGTCATGCCTTTGAAAATGGGGAAGTCTGGGGCTACGGTTTCTTACAATATTGAAAAGCTGAGGAAGGAGGGGCGTCCGCAAAAGCAGGCGGTTGCAATTGCTCTTTCTACTGCCAAAAAGTCTCGCAAAAAGAAGGGCAAGAAGAAGTGAGAGCGAAGAATATTCCAACGAACAAATCTCTTTATGCCCGTGTCAAGGCCGAAGCCAAGCGTAAGTTCGCTGTCTTCCCGAGCGCCTATGCGAGTGGCTGGCTTGTTCGTGAATACAAGAGGCGAGGGGGAAAGTACAAAACCTCTAAAGGGGGCGGGTGATGGCTGAGCGTGGTCGGGGCGGCCTTGGTCGCTGGTTTGCCGAGGAGTGGGTTGACATCAAGACCGGGAAGCCTTGCGGGCGGAAGACTGGCGAAAAGCGTAGAAGTTATCCTGCTTGCAGGCCGTCCAAGCGTGTTTCTTCCGAGACTCCAAAAACCGCAAAAGAGCTTTCCGAAAAAGAGAAGAGAAAGTTCAAGCGCAAAAAGACAAGTTCAAAAAGAATAGACTACCGCCATAAACGAAAAAAGAGTTAGCTGTTCATGAGGCTTTGGCTAGCCTGAATTAGGCACGCTTTCGCCATGGCTGTTCCAGAGAGAGTTAAAAGCAAAATAAAAGAGCTTGGGCTTTCGGGGGTGAATAAGCCCAAGAGGACTCCTGGCCATAAAACAAAGTCTCATGTCGTAATGGCGAAGGAAGGCGATACCTACAAAGTAGTTCGCTTTGGGCAGCAAGGTGTTGAAGGTGCTGGGGGCAGCCCTAGGACGGAGGCCGAAAAAGCCAGGCGTCGAAGCTATTACGCAAGGCATGACGCGCAAGGCAAGCCAACAAGTAAGCTATCTGCTAAGTATTGGAGCCATAAAGTTAAATGGATTTTTCTTTTATCTCTCCTGCCTCTTAATCATTTCTTTTAATTCGGTTACATGTTTTCTTAATTCTTTTGCTTTCTCCAGATGCCATATATTATTTGTTTGAAAATATATTGTATTATGGGTATCAATCGCTTTTAGCGACTCCCTAATGAAGTCGTTCCATGGCTCCCGGTAAGCCGTGTTGTACTCTCTTTTGGGCATGGCTAGGGCCTCGGCTGTCATGGCTATTCTGATGTAGGGCACTCTACTCAGACGCACCATGAGCTACAAAACTGATCGCAATGTGATTGGAAGGCAGATCACTTCTGCCGTTGAGGAAGTGATTACGGCTCTTCGCATTGCCTATGATGCCGGCATGGCAAGTGGTAGCATCTACGTGATTCCCGCTGCTTTTACAAGGGCCAACCTTGTCGAGCTTTTTGCTGGTCTGCCTACTGTGACCGGAACCCAGACCCTCGACATCAGTGGCACTACCGGCAATGCTACGGTTACGACCGGCGAAAAAGCAGTAGCTACCGGCAAGGGTTGGACCCTGGATGTCACTGCTTGAGCTTTTGCCTGCAACTCTTTCCTCGCCCGGCTTTTGCCGGGTTTTTTGTTGCTTGCTTGATTTGGCTGCTATAGTGACGATGTAAGGCAACCTCGCTGCAGTGCTTCGAGGGCAGGCTTTCGCGGTAGTACCGCAATCTTTTCTTTGGGTCTTGAGAGAGCGCTGGCGTTTGACGCCCCTCGTCTCTGTCGGCAGTGCCGAACCTGAAAACGCTCCAACAATCCCTTTTCTTTGAGGCTAAAGCCATGCTGCTCGCTGGTGTTCCTTTTATCCCACAGCTCTTCCTGGAATACCAGCAGGAAGAGGTTCAAGACCGTAACCAACTGGTCAATTCTGGCCTGATGGTGACGAATGATGCCATCCAGGCTGAGTTCGCCAAAGGTGGCAAAACCATCGACCTCCCCTTCTTCGGCGACCTCTCGGGCGATTCCGAGATTCTGAACGACGCTGTTGGCCTGACCCCCTCGGTGCTGGCTGGCGACCTGCAGACCGGTGTTCGCAACGTGCGTGGCCGCGCCTGGAGCGCCTCCGACCTGGCTGGTGAGCTGGCTGGTTCCGACCCCATGCAGGCCATTGCTCGTCGCACTGGTCAGTATTGGGTGCGGGACATGCAGAAGACCATGATCAGCATCCTGCGCGGCATGTTTGTCTCTGGGGGTCCCCTGGCGACCAGTCACGCCGTTGGCGGCACCTCTACTGCCCTGAGCCAGTCAGCTATGGTGAGCGGTATCGCCAAGCTGGGTGACGCTGGTCAGGAACTGACGGGCATTTTGATGCGTTCCCCGGTGTATTACGCACTGATGAACCTGGATCTGATCGTTCCTGCGAGCCAGACCAGCCAGCTGGATACCCGCCTCTCCCGCGAGCGTCTTGAACTGGGTACTTATCTGGGCCGTCCCGTGTTCGTGGACGACACCCTCCCCTTCGATGCTGGTGCCGGCACTGGTGGCACCGATGTTCATCACACCTATTTCTTTGGCCCTGGCGCTTTCGCTTATGCGACTGCTCCTGCCAAGACTCCGGTGGAAACCGATCGCGACACTCTGAAGGGCGTTGACTTCCTGATCAACCGTACTCACTACCTGGTGCATCCCAACGGCATCAGCTGGACTGGCAATGCTGCCGGCAACTCGCCCAGTAACACTGAGCTTGCTACTGGCGCCAACTGGTCCAAGGTGTTTACGGACGACCGCAACATTCGCTTGACCCAGCTTCGTTGCTACGTGTGACTTCGGTTGCACTACCGCTGGGCCCCGCTGGCATTTAATATGCTGGTGGGGCTTTTTCTTACTCAATCGCAAAACAAGCCATGTCCATGATTACCTTCCGTCTTGCTCGTGAAGCGCAAGAGCGCAAAGCTCAAGAAAAGGTGCAGAGTGTTTCGCCTGTGGAGTCTCCGGCAGAAGAGGCTCCTGTTGCTGAATGCTCGATCAAGCCTCCGGCTGAATCGAAACCGGCTGAGTCAAAGCCAGTGCAGGCGAAAGCTCCTGTCACTTCTGCGGCTAAGGTGAAAGCAGCCCCTGGTGTCACTTCCTCTAAGTGATTGCGTGAATGGCCTTCGTTTCCACTCTTGGGGCGTCTAACGCCAATTCTTTCGTGAGTGTAGCGAGGGCCACTTCGCTTCTTTCTGACTTGCCGCAAAGTCCAGGTATTACTTCTTGGCTTGCTCTTGGCAATCAGCAAAAAGAGCAGACGCTTGTGGGGGCGACAATGGCAATCAACCCTCTCAAGTGGAAGGGGGCCTTGGTTGACCCTCAGCAGTCTCTTGCATGGCCTCGATACATGAAGCTCGATGGGCGAATTCTTCCGAGCGACGAGCTTCCACTTGACTTTGAAATTGCTGTCTCCTACATGGCAGCCTTTCTTACTACAACTGGGGGCTACGCAGGTATTGGGGCTGATAATGATGGGGGTGTTTTGCTGAGAGAGAACGATCAGTACGATGAAGTGAATCTCGGCAGCGGATCTCTTCAGGTCAAATATCGAGACCGAGACACGGTGCAGTCGGGCTTTGAGTTTATTCCACCGTTTGCGATGGATATTCTTTCAAAGTATATCATCGATAGTAGCTTTCATCAGTCTCATCTTACAAAAGATAGCTCTGCAAGAATTGACAAGTATTATGCTGCCGGAGCTTTTAGGGGGCGACGTGTAACTTTTGCGGGCGGCATGGTTTATCCGGTCTCTGGGGGCTGGTACAGCAATCCTCTTTGATTTCTTATGTCTCTTGCCGATCGTGTATTTGGAAAGATTCCGGGGCCGCTGATTGCTCAGTGGGGAATTTCTGGCACTTATATTAAGTCATCTCAGAATCAGCAGTATGACCCATATACCGGGACGGTGATGGGGTGTGATTCGGAGGTTCCTATCAAGCTTCTCCCGACTCAGCTCAGACCGGAAGAGGTGCAGGGGCTTTATCAGATGACAGATGTGAAGATTCTGATCTCAGCTTCGTCACTCGGAGAGTATTATCCGAGAACTACTGATTCTGTGCGATATTTGCAAGATGGGGCGCAAAGAACGGCGAAGATTGTTGGCATTATGTCCTATCGAGGGGATAATCCTATACTGCATGTAGTTGTTGGGAGGTTGAGCTGATGGCACCAAGGAGTGCTAGACGAGCAAGAGCTGGTCAATCTGCGAGAAATTTAGCTGCTGTTCAGCGTCGAGAATTTCTACAGGCAGAAAAAAATCTTACAAGAGTCATAGCTCGATCTATTCAAGAAGTTGCGGTTCGCTCTATGAATGGTCTGGCCGAGGCCGGTCCTGCGTGGAGTGGTGAATTTGCTGCTTCCTGGGGCTTTTCTCCTGCTGGACAAAGGCCACAGATTGCCGATGGGGGGCTTACCGATGCTCAGGGAATCAAAAGGTACACAAAAAATGATGCGCCGGTTAGGCGTATTGAGCGCTATTTAGCAAATGGCGTATCAAGATTTAACATCGTCAACGTTTCCGATCACGCAGAGGAGGCTGTTGATGGAAAGAGGGCGAGATTTGTTCGTCCGAACAATGCCCCCATAAAAGAAAACGCCCTGGAGCTTGGTACATCCAGGGACAATCCAAGTCTTCGTCATGAAATTGGTGATTCCTTTAGTGGCGAACTGCGAGACGCTCCTGCGGCTAGAACTGCTGAACAGGATTGGCTCGACAATTACGTCAAGGGCGGGCCCCTGCAAAAAGATCTTGCCGATGGAGTTTCGTTTGCATTTAGTGATGTAGATATGTTTTCCCCCTGAGGCTCATGCCAGATCAAATTCTTAACGGCCTAACAGAATATCAGCGTATCAGAGCTGCTATCGAGGCGCCTCTGCTCACCGCTTTTAACTCTCAGGTTCCGCCCGTACCGGTCTACTTTGACAACATCACAGCAGTCCCGCCCGACCCCCCGAAGGAATACATTCGCGTTAACTTAACCTTTGGGCTGATGAATGAGTCAGGCATATCTCAAACAGTGAAAAACGCGAGAGGTGCTCTCATCGTTCGCTGTTTTGCTCCTCTTGGGGGCGGGCCTGCAAGATGCCAGGAGCTTATTGGCATTGCGGCAAAAGTTATTACTCAGCTTGGGGCGACAAAGAAGAACGTGGATCAAGTATTTGTAAGGACTGGGCCGATTACGGGGCCTGACTTTATCAGGGAAAGAGCAGAATCAATTGAGCCGTCTCTTTCGTCTTATTCGCCTCACTTTATGGGCAAGATCTCTGCTGGTTGGCAGGCTATGGTGCCCTGCTCTGAGTGATCGGCTACGGCTATTCTGAATGTAACCGGGCAGTGCCCGTACTGCTGTTCTGTGTAAAGCAATCATGACTTGCGACACTACGGTGCTTACCGGCACTTCCGGGGCTTTTTACTACAAGCCCGCCAACACTGAAGCCTGTCTTCTCGCCACCGCCTTTCCCGCCACTGGGTCCAACATCACTGTTGGCGTTTTTCTCGGCTTTCGAGTGAATGATCCGATCACTCTTAGCTATCCGGTGGGCGCAACTGTTACCAACGCAATTGCTGCTGGCAACTACTTCGTCAAAACTTACGATCCGACCACGGGCGTGATGACGATTAGCTCTACTGCCGGTGGCACCGCTGCAACTGCTACTGCTCAGCCTTCTGGTTTTGGAGCGGCGAAGGCGAAGATTGTTTACAATGGGTTCACTGTTGTTGGGCAAGTTCGTGATTGGAGCTTTGAAATCACTCGCTCCGAGATCGACGTGACCACTATTGGTCAGGGCACTGGGCAGTATGCACCGTTCCGCAAGTACGTCACTGGTTTTGCAGATGGCAGTGGCACCGCTACTATCTACACCACTGACGAAGAGGAGTCTATCTCCAACCGTATGATCGAGGACGTGATTCAGCGTCGTCAAACTGGTGCTGCGGTGAAGCTCTACATCGATCAGGTGTTCTCCGGCGGTACCCTCAATGATCCCCTGAGCCGCTCGATCCAGACCAAGATCGTTCTGACCTCTGCAAGCCTGAACGTCAACCCTGACGATGCCCAGTCCATCTCGATCAATTTCCGCCCCTCAGAGGCTCCTGTCTTCGATCTGGTGAAGTCCTGATCATCCTTTGCGATCACCCGGCCCCTCCTTCGGGAGGGGTTTTTCTTTGCCTGGGCGTAGCTCGCTAGATTGAGTGTGTAGCAGCTGAACGGGTATGTCTGCGGGCGCTTTTCTGATTGGCAGGGGGCCCGATGGGGCAGATAAGCCTGTTGGCGTAACCGCTAGTGGCGAGATCAAGATTGATCAATTTAGCGCTTCCCCGCTCAGGGCTCCAGCGACAACGAGTATTGCGAGCAATGCAAGCAGCGTTCCGATTCTTGCTGCAAATACGGCAAGGAAGGGGGTTTCCATTAGTAATATCAGCACCTCAAAGCTTTATCTTAGCTTTTCAAATCCAGCAACTGTTGCAAACTGTTTTATTGAGATGCAGGCGGGTGAATTTAGGCTGTTTGATCAACAGTTAATTTTTGGCAACACTATTTATGGTATTTGGGCTAGCGCGAATGGTGCGGCTCAGGTTACAGAGTACGTTTGACTGACTGCTTAAAGTAGAGATGTCAATTCAACCCGCAAAATTCAATATACAGCTCCAGAGGCGATCAAATTTCAGCTATCTGGTTGAATTGCTTGACGAAGCGGATAACAATATTGATTTGACGGGGGCGAATATTTATTCTCAGATTTGGGATAAGACCAGGGCGAATAAGTTTGCAGACTTTACAATAGAATATGTCAGTCGAGTCCTCGGGCAGTTCCGCTGGACCCTGCCTGCGGCAAGTACCATAAGTCTCCCGTGTGAATGCTTTTATGATTTGCTTGTAGTCGATTCAAGTTCTCGTCCTTTCTATCTTCTTGAAGGCCTTGCCTTTGTTTCTCAGGGGTACAGCGCACCATGAGCCAGTCTGTTTCTATTTCAAGCGCCATTGGGCAGCCAAAGATCATTCTTCGAGTGCCTGGCATTGCTGGGCCGCCTGGCTCTGGCGGGTCGGGTGGTGTAACCGATGGCGACAAGGGGGATATAACGGTTTCGGCCAGTGGTTTGACTTGGACCATCGACCCTGACGCTGTTGGCAACACAAAACTGGCAAATATGGCCAGTGGAACAATCAAGGCTCGCATTGCCGCTGGCACTGGAGATCCACAGGACGCGACGGCTCCTGAGATTAGAACTCTGCTCAACGTGGAGGATGGGGCGCAAGTAAATGTAGGCACTGATTTAAGTTACACAGCAAGCTCTCGATTGCTGTCTAGTAGCACGGGAGCAGACGCAACACTGCCCGAAGCGACCACATCGCTTCCTGGCCTGCAAAGTGCTGCTGACAAAACCAAGCTTGATGGAATTGCTGCGGGGGCACAAGTCAACGTTCCCACCGATTTATCTTATACCGCTTCTACGCGACTGCTCGAATCAAGCACGGGCACAGACGTAACCCTGCCGGAGGCGACGACAGCCGTTGCTGGCCTGATGAGTGGGGCGGACAAGACAAAACTAAATGGTGTCGAGGCTGGCGCTCAGGTAAACGTAGCTACCGATCTTAGCTATACGGCCAGCACAAGGCTTCTTTCAAGTAGCACGGGCGCGGATGTAAACTTGCCTGAGGCAACTGCGACTGTTCCGGGTCTTCAAAGTGCTGCCGACAAGACCAAGCTCGACGGCATCGAGGCCGGCGCCCAGGCAAATGTGGGCACAGATCTGAGCTACACCGCCTCCAGCAGGCTGCTTGCCAGCAGCACAGGGGCGGATGTGACGCTGCCTGAAGCCACTACCACTCTGGCGGGCCTGCAAAGCGCAGCGGATAAGACACGAATCGATCAGCTGGGCGCCGACGATTCCCCCTCCTTCACCGGCCTCACGATCACCGGCACCGCGCCGGTCGTCATCCCACACATCCACGGCAGCATCGCCGGTGATTTTTACGTCCACGTCCGCAACACCAGCGGCGCCCCCTTGGCGGCTGGCACAGCGGTTTACGCCACGGGCTCAGTCGGCGACACCGACCGCATCACCGTATCCGCCTGCGACCCGAGCAACGCGGCGACCATGCCGGCAATCGGGATCCTGCAGACCACCTTGGCCCAAAACGGCGATGGTGACGCCGTCGTTCTGGGCGAGCTGCGACCGTTCAATACCGGCGGCTATCAAATCAGGGACCGGCTCTATGTCGGCGCTGGCGGCGCCATGGTGGCCACACCCCCGGCCAGCGGATTGGTGCAGGCCGTAAGCAGCGTGGCACGGGTGAACAGCAACACCGGCACCATCCTGGTAAACATCGGCGCGGCGATGGCGCGGGTGGGGTTCACCGGGGCCTATGTGGACCTGAGCGGGTTGCCGTCGATCCCCGCCCCCGCCGACGCAGCTCCCGCCGCCCTGGCGGCCACTGCAGCCATCGGCAGCAGCGCGGACTACGCCAGGGAGGATCACGCCCACCAGCGCGATTCCGATGTAATCGTGATTCCTGTTGGCGACGAGACCACCGCGCTCACCACCGGCACCAACCGGGTGAGATTCAGGATGCCCTTTGCGGCCACGCTGCTGGCGGTGCGGGCCAATGTGAACACAGCACCGACCGGCTCGACGCTGATCGTGGACGTAAACGAGGCGGGCACCAGCGTGCTTGGGACGAAGCTCTCAATCGACGCCAGCGAGTTCAGTAGCACCACCGCAGCGAGCGCCGCAACGATCACGGATTCCAGCCTGGCGGATGACGCCGAGATCAGCATCGACATTGACCAGATCGGTAGCACGGTGGCGGGCGCGGGCCTGAAGGTTTCGCTGTTCGTGCGGAGGGCATGATGGCCGACCTGGTGATCTGGAACAGCCAGACCAACGAGATCCGCAATTACCCACGCGGCGATGATGAGCCGGTCGTGGGGCTGGAGCAGCCGCCGCTTTTCGCGCTGCAGGTGGTGCGTGAGCCTCAGCCTGAGTACGACCCTGCCACGCAGCGCCTGTCAGAAACTCGCGCTGTGAACCCTGAGGCGCTGACCTGGATCTGGGGCTGGGACGTTCAGGATCTGCCGCCGCCGCCCCCACCAGAGCCGAACTACCGGGCGTTCTATGACGCCCTGCTGGCCAGCCAGGTGTATGGCGCGGTGGTGGCCACGCCGGGGAAGTCTGGCGATCAGGCGGCGGCGATGACGGTGTTTCTCGGGGCGATTCAGGACTCTCTCGGTGGCCGCGAGAATCGCATTGCATTGCAGCAGGCGATCTGGCTGCTGCTGGGGCAGCTCCAGTTGAGCGCCGAGGGGCTGGCTGAGCTGCTGGCGCTGATGGATGAGCACCGCCTGTCGGGCGTTTACTCGCTGTCGCCGGGGGTGAGCTG